CATTGAAAACAGTTTAGAAAACGGTCGTAAAGTAAATGCTACTAAGTCTAAGGTTGATATGCAACAAATGGTATCTAATATTAAGCAATTAGGACTTGATGAAGCATTTGAGAGTGATTTGATTAAAGTAGCTAATATGTACGGTATTCCAAAAGATGTTATTGATATTTTATCTAAAGGTAGTACTTACGAAAATCAAGAAAAAGCACTTGGAAAATTCATTAATTATAATGAAGCGCCAAAAGTTCAGCAAATGACCGATACATACGAATTCATTTTAGAAGAGCAAGATTTAAGAGGTTCGTTTAAACATTTGCCGTTTAATTCAGTCTTTGAAGTAGATAAAATCAATAATAGAAAAGTTGAATTAGAAAGTTTAAAGATTGCGCAAGAATTGGGAGTTGATGAAAGTATTATTAAAACTAAATTAAAACAAATTTATGAGTACTAAATTAAGTTTAAACGAAATAAATAAACAACTCGAAAAAAAAGATTTAAGTCCAGAATTGCGTAAATCTTTGAAAGATAAAAAGAAAATTATTACTAACGACAAAATCGTAAGAAAATGATAAAAGTAATAGAGTTCCCTAATAAAGAGTTTGAAAACAAAGAAGAGCTTTTTAAAGCGTTAAAGGAAAATAAAAAAGAATTATCTTCTATTAAAAAATCAACTGAAAAGCGAGCTGATGCAGTTGCTTACGGATATATTGAAAATATATCTAAAAACAATATTGACAAAGCTATTGCCTCTTCTGATTTACCTAATACTTTGGATGTGAAAGTGGTAATAAATACTACTAACTTTCTTGATTCTCACGGGGATGTTCATATTAATGGAATTTGGAATAAATCAGTAAGTGACAATAAAACATTCTTACACTTACAAGAGCATCAAAGAGATTTTGATAAAGTTATTTCTGACAGTGCAAAAGGATCAGTTGAATTAATAGAATGGAAAAAACTAGGCTTAAACTACACTGGAAAAACTGAAGCTTTAATCTTTGAAAGTACTATTGATAAATTGCGTAACGGTTTTATGCTTAAACAATATGCTAATGGATGGGTTAAAAATCACTCGGTAGGTATGCGTTATGTATCTTTTGATTTAGCAATAAATTCAGAAGCTGAATGGGACAAAGAAGAGAAAGCTTTATGGGATAAATATTATCCAGTTATTGCTAATAAAGAATTAGCCGATGAACGTGGTTATTTTTGGGCGGTTACAGAAGCAAAAATAGTTGAGGGAAGTGCGGTTGTAATGGGTAGTAATTCAGCAACTCCAACATTAGAAACAAAAGAAGAGCCGTCGGAAGACACTTTAAATATTGAAGCCGAGCAATCACTTCAGCCAACAAATAGAAAATTAAGTATAATCTAAAAATTAAAAACTATGTTTGTTTACAAAAAAACAGAAGAATTGGAAAAATTAACTCCAGCGGAGTTAGACCAATACAAAGCGGATTTACAAGCTCACGAATCGCAAATCCGTAAAAATGAAATCGATGCGGAGGTTAAGAAGCAAGTTGAAACTGCTAAAACAGCGTTAAAAACTGAATTAGAAGATGAAATTGCAAAACAATTGATTGATGCTAAGAAAACTGCATCTAACGATGAAAATGCAATCGAAAAAGAGGTATCTGAAAAGTTAGAATCTTTAAAAAGTATTGCGTCTGGCAATCGTGGAGAGGTTGAAATTAAAGCATTGACAAATCGTGCTTCAATTAGTGGAAACACTAACGCTTACGTGTTACCAGATATTGGACAATTAGGAGTGAAAAGACGTTCATTATATGACGTGTTGCCTAAGATACAAATATCAGACCGTTCAAACGATAATGGTATTATTAAATATCACGATTGGGATGAAGACACAACTGTAAGAGCTGCAGCAATGGTAGCCGAGGGTGGAACTTTCCCTGAATCAACCGCTAAGTTTATTGAAAGAACTTTGCCTATTCGTAAAATAGGGGATAGTTTACCAGTAACAGAGGAGTTTGGAGAGGATGCGGCAATGGCTGCTGCTGAATTATCGATGTTCTTAGAAGTAAATGTAAACACAGTTGTTGATGCTCAAATTATAAACGGAGACAATACAGGACAAAACCTTAAGGGGTTGCTTACATCTGTACCAGCATTTACACCAGTAGCTTCAAGTATTCCAAGCGCAAATATTTACGATTTATGCCGTAAAGTTAGAACGGATATTGTTAAAAATAGAGGTTCTAAATATCAGCCAGATATTGTTGTAGCCAATTCCGACACTCTTGACCGTTACCACTTGACTAAAGATGCTAATGACAACTATTTGTTTAGAATGGAGTTAGGGGATAGAATTGGGGCATTGACAATTATAGAAGACAATAATATGCCAGACAACCAATTAGTAGTAGGAGATAGAAGATTCGCAAGAATTTACGAAAAAGCAGGATTAGTTATTTCAGAAGGATTAGTAAATGCGCAATTTGTTGAAGATGCTAAGACAATCAAAGCACGTAAAAGACTTGCGATGTTGATTAGAACAGTTGATTCTACAGGATTTAGAAAAGTAACTAATATTACTACTGCTTTAGCAACTCTTGAATCGTAATGAACAAGGTAACTATAATTCTAACGCAAGACGTTGAGACTTTGATAAAAGGTCAAGAAATTACTATTAATAAAGCTACTGCTTTTGAAATGGTAAACGTTGAAAAGGTAGCGAAGTTCAAAGAAGCAGAAAAGAAAGTAGAAAAAAAACCTAAAAGCGAGTAAAAATGTATTTAATAAACGAGGCTAATTTCACGAGAGAAATTTCAGTTCCAAACTTAACAAGTTCTCAAAGCGGTAACGCTGAAAATTTGAATAAGTATGGTGACGAAAAGCCTCGTTTGTTACTACAAAATAGTTTAGGGAGTGTTCTATTTACTGATTTAGATTCACAAGTAACAAACGGAATCTTAGATAACGATGCTGACCAGAAATGGAAAGACTTAGTAAACGGTAAAGAGTACGATGGTAAAGTTTGGAAAGGATTGAATTACGAAGAGGGGAGTTTTAAAGTTTCTTTATTAGCATATTTCACTTATTGGAATTGGTTAAGTGATTCTTTGAGTAGTAATTTACAAGTTCAAGTTAAGAATGCTGAAAACGTAAACGATACTAATTCTTTAGTTAATGTTTGGAATACTTTTATACAGATGTATCAAGGGGGTGTTTGTGAAATTGGTAAACGAATTTACAATATTAACGGAACTACTTTTGTAGATTGGTATGATGGAAATAACAGTAATTACGTAAACCTATTACAGTTTTTGCAAGATAATCCATTGGACTATCCAAATCCACAACTTTACAACTTTGGTAATAGTAGTAATTCTAATTCATTAGGACTATGATAATTGCCAACGCACTTAAAAGATTGTTTACTGGATTGACTGCTAATATTGTTTTATTAGACGTTCCCAAAAATGCAACTATTAAGTATTGGTATGGTGATCAAAAAGAGCTGATTCAGTGGATTACAAATCAAAATACACGTAGTACCCCAGATAAATATCCATTAGTTTGGTATGTTTTGAATGAGTACACGGAATTTCAAGGATGGTATGAAACAGATGCTCGATTAGTCATTATGCAAGATACAAGATTGCAAAAAATGAACGATTGGCGAAATAGTAACAGTTACGAAGGGATTTTAGAGCCAGTTTGGCAAGTTGTGAAAGAAACTTTAGAAACAAATCAACAAATTGAAATATTTGGAACATTTCAAGACCGTTTTAAATTAAGAACAGTGCCTAACTATGGCGTTGATTCCGAAACAAACGACTTAAAAAACTCCAATAATTCAAATGAAAAAAGCATTAATATTGATTTGATTGACTGTATTACAGTTGATTTTAGATTAAGAATTAAGGCTAATTGCATAAATTAACAATTAAAAAATAAAAAATTATGATTGCAATAAATCAAAAAAACTGCACAAGTGCGGTTAAAAATTTAGGAGTGCCAGACTGTATCATTAACAATGGTAGAATTACTGGACAAATTTTCACGCTTCCATCTTGGAGTATTGATACTACTTCTGGCACTTTAACTTTGTCAGATGTAAATGACTTAATTCAAGACGGTACGTTTATTCCTATTTTAGGAGCAGTCGAGGTTGTGAATAACACGCCAGAGGCAACAACAGAAGAGTATCAAGGAGGTATTAAGTCGGTCGTAAGAAACGGACTTGTTGAACTAGCTTCAAAATTCTTGAAAGGATGGGCTTATGCACGTGCTTTATTCTCTATGAACAGCTTTCAGTCTTACAAAGTGCTTTTAGTATTTGAAGACGGAAGTATTGCTGGCGCATTAGACGGAACAACTTTTAGCGGATACGCTTTAGGAATGGTAAATACCGGAACTTATATGCACACCGACGGAAACGCTAGTGGGTATGTTATCAATACCATACAATTAACATCAACAGAGGAATACAACCTTAACACGGCGGTTATTGATAAATCAGTATTAGGATTCAATGCAAACAATTTGTTTCCTATTACTGATATTGTAATGACCGGGCGTGCAGATGTTTCAGAGGGTAAAGTTTACTTCAAAGCTAAATACGCTATGAATGGAGCAAGTGTTTTGGGTGGTATTGCGATTGCTAATCTGAAAAGTTATGTAGATGGCGTTTCAGATACTATTACAGCTTTGTCATTAACGTATAACGCAACAACCGAAGAGTACGAATACGAACCGACAGCAACTATTACGACTAGTTCAAGTATTGTAGTTTCATTATATGATTCTACAAACACTATTGCAGTAGCGAAAATCGGAACTAAATATTACAAAGGCGCAACAAGTGCGATTACACCCGTTTCGTAATTAAAATTAATTCACTACATTTGTAGGATAGGAATGAGAAGGCAATCAATTAAATTTGGTTGCCTTTTTTAAATTATAAGATTATGGAAATATTCGGAAAACATATTTTTGGAAGCGATGCGGAACAATTCAAGTCTCTACCTATTTTAAATCAAGTTGAATGGATAAAAAAAAATACTAATCAGAAAAATGATGATTTGATTGATGAGTTTTTGAGTAACATTCCAGAGAATAACGACAAACAATGTTTAAATTGCGGAACAAATGGCAATATCGGCAAAGGAATACCAAAAGAGATTGATACCGTTATTGAATCAGTCAACACTACGTCAAATGATAAACGAAATAGTGTTAAGCGACAACGAAAAGTTAAAAGCGGAAAAGATAAAGGAGTTTGAGCAAGGCGTTAGACCCGATGGCAGTAGAATAGGAACGTATCGAGACCCAGAGTATAGAGAAATAAAATTAGCACAAAATCCACTAGCAGATGGTTACGTCGATTTGCTTTATACTTGGAGAACAGCAAGAAGTTTATTTGTTCATATTGGAAGCGAACCAAACGGTTATTTATTTGGATGGACTGATAATTATAATTTAGTTGGCAAGTACGGTTTAGATATTTTAGGATTAAATCAAGAATGGTTTGATAAAAGACAAAAAGACATTTACAGATATACAATGATATTTCAAATTAAAAAACAGTATAAAATTGCCTAAATACAACTCAATAGAAACAATTCCAGCTAAAACATTCTTTGAAATATTAGAATCAAAGAATTATCAACTGCTTAAACCTAAACCAAGCGAAAAAGGATTAGAAGAAGTTTTTATTAGTATTTACGATGAATTTTTCCTTAAATCAGATAACCCAGAGGCAAACGAATATTTGAAAGTAACTAAAGAAATAGCTTATCTCGAGTATAAAATAGCGGTTTTGAAACAAAGTTTATATTTCTATTATGCAAATAAAACAACCGAGCAAATGAGGTTAGATTTTATTGAAACTATTAAAGAGGTTTATAATATAGAAATTGACAAAACAAAACCTTTTATTGATGAAGTCCAAAAAGTATTAACTATTGAAATTGGTATTTTAGAGAATGATTTGAATCCTTTAAAAAGTCATTACGATAGTTTAATTAAAAATAGTAAATCAAAGAATTTTGATTATTACGAAAGTATAGGAGTATTAAGTAATGTTTTACAAAGTAATTCATTATTAAAAGAAAATATGACATTAGCGGTTTATGTTACCTTAGAAAAACTAGCAAATAAAGTTGTTGAACAACAAAAGAAAAAGAAATAATGGCAGAATTTATTGAGTTCCTTTCACCTAGCGCACTTGCAGACTTAAAAAAAGGTAATGATGAACTATTACTTATGATTAAGAATGTCGATGTAATAGGACAAAAAATGTCTAAAATTAACACTCCTAGCGGTTCAGATAGCGCTATTAAGGATTTAAACGCTAAATTATTACAGCAAGAGGCTTCTTACGCAAGATTGCAAATACAATTAGAGAAATACACACAAGCGCAAAATAGGACTAAAATAAGCAACAATCAAGTTGAAAAGTCTAATATATCATTAGAGGCTTCAATCGAGCGTAAAAACAAAGCTATTGAGCGAGAACAAGCTAAATTAGAGGCAAGCCAAAATGTTTA